TAAAGGTTTTATGGGGGAACAGATGCTAGACAAGGAATTAGTGATTAGTGAGGATGTTTATTTTGTAATGCCGAAGGTATGGCAGATAGATGGGGAACTTTATGACGTTAAGTTAGAACCCCCCCACAAGGGAGGAGGGTGTATGGGTGAAATCATTTCTCCGATGAAGTGTTCTCTTTGTGAGAAAGGTGCGGTGGTTATATTTGGGGGCGACTCTTTTTGCTCTACCCATTTTAAGAAAGCTAAGAAGAAATATGGAGAATACCTCAAAATTCTGAAGCAGGTTGAGAAGGAGGGATAATGGCTAAGAGAACACCGAGGCGCGATGTCTCTGGTGGAGGCACTAGGGCTAATAAGGGAAGGGGTGGGTGTGCGACTACCCGAAAGACAGGGAAAGGTAGGAGACGGTAATGCCACTCACAACGAAAGGTAAAAAGATACTTGCTCAAATGAAGAAGGACTATGGGGCGAAACGAGGAAAAGAAATATTCTATAAATCCCAGCAAAAGGGGACGATTAAGGGAACCCATAAGTGATAAATAACCTCAAGAGACAGAGTTACTATGTTTGGCTAGATACCCCAGAGGAGAAACGTAACCCAAAGACCGAAAAGCAGTTTGCGAGAATGGCACCACCAGTTACCGTTCAAACGCTAAATACCTGGAAGGCTAACCGTGATAAACTTGAAATTGCCCCTATTAAGGAGATAGCTGAACGATTAGGTAATGACGTTACCCCGACTGATAGTGGAGACATATCCGTTGATGAAAAGGGTGCGTTAGCCAGGAAAGTTTGGAAAGATGCTATGAAGCACGGGGCATCAGCTAGTGAAAAGGATTTGGCGGTTAGAATGCTAGGAATGCTGATAGAGAAAAAGGAAGAGATACATCATCACGAGCTTACGAGTGAAGCGGAGGAGCGTATTGCACAAAGAGTCGCTGAAATCCAGCAAAAATTTAACGCAAGCAGAGGACGAGGAGCAGAAAGCGGAGAGGATAGCTTGCAAACTAAATCCACTTTACTTTCTTAAAACATACGGGAAAATCAGGGATAGTAAGAAGGGGATAATCAAAGCCCAGGTTTTACCTCATCAGGTAGAACTTTTTGAAACCTTGGTAAACAACAGGCTTGTTGAGGTTCTCAAGGCACGTCAGATTTTTATGACCTGGACTATGTCTGATTACGCCCTGTGGTCTGCTTTGTTCCATAATGGGGCGAATGTCATACTCGTTTCACGTGGAGAAACCGAAGCTAATGAGATGCTGGACTACTGCCGTTTTATACATTCCCAATTACCAGATTTCTTAAAGGTTCCCAAGGGACGAGACCAAGCCAGCCTAATAACATTCCCGTCTGTTCATTCCAAGATAAGGGCATTACCCGCTACGGCTGAAGCTGGTATCGGGTTGGGTGGTGCGACACTCATCATACTAGACGAGTTTGACTTCCACGACAATGATGAGCAGAACTACGCCGAAATCAAGCCGATGATAGATGCGGGGGGGCAGATGGTGATACTCTCCGCACCAAACAAGTATGATACCGATACCAAGTTCAAGGAATTATGGCTCAAGGCTAGGGCGGGGGAGAACAATTTTGCCCCATTGTTCTTCCCCTATGACGTCCTCCCAGGGCGTGATGCCGCCTGGTATAAGGAGATGCAGAGGGAATACGATGAATGGGAGATGGAGGGACGTTATCCAAAGACCGAAGAGGAGGCTCTATCAGCACCGCAGTTAGTTCAAAGATTTGATGTTAAGGCTTTGGATAGGATGGGGCGAGGCGTGTGCCCACCTCTACGGGAAGAGTGGAATGGCATCGTTAAGATTTATAAAGACTTTGTAGTTGGGCATAAGTATGTCTTGGGTATAGACCCATCAAGCGGGGAATACGACCCCAGTGCGGGAATTGTCTTTAATGCCACCTTCCCGACACTTGAGGAGGTCGCTCACTTCAACGGTAAAATCCCAGTAGACGACCAGGCGTTAATTGTTAAAGAACTCTGTGATATATATAAGGATGCCTTTGTTGGGGTTGAGTTAAATCAGGGAGGGGCTTTATTGGTTGAACGCATACAGCGTGCTGGAATTACCAACCTCTACCAGATGACTAAACAGAAGGTGGGTTGGTGGACAACCTCGGCTAATAGGGGAGTTATGATTGGTGACCTGTCTGAGTTTATAAGGTTAGACCAGATAAAGATATACAATAAGGCATTTGTAAAACAAGGGCGTTCTTTCATTAGGACAAAGAAAAAGATTGAAGGGGAAGCTCGTAAAGGAGCACACGATGACCTCATTTTCGCAGCCGCAATCGCTATTCAGATACGTAAATCAATGCCTATGAGGGGTGAAGTAGGCATAAGGTCTTTTCAGTATAGATAAACTTGACAGCAGTTAGTTGGTGTGGTATAGTATATGTAGCCAATCTTCCGATGGGAGGGTCGGGGTGGCGGAATCGTTAAAGACGCTATAGTCTTGAGAGGCGAGCCGTATAGTGGCTATAAGACACAGGGGTTACTTGGTTCTATACGACCTCATAGAGTAACTGAAACTGTCCTCATCTAGGGGTGGAAGTCCTCTAGCCCCGACCCTACTAAAACTTGTGTTATAATAGTATGTAGGGTGAGCGGGAGTTAAAGCTCGGCTGACAAAGCTGGCGACAGCTTGCCCCCATAAACACTCACCCTAAAAAGAATATCAAGAGGGGGACACGCATCGTGTCCTTTTTGTATTGGAGGTGCAACAATCATAACAGAAGCCGAAATTGAAGAAAAGGCGAAGTATTACGTAGATGAATTATATGGGAATGTGCGGCGTGAACAGCGGGAAGATTTAGAATATATCAATGACACCTTCAAAATAGATATAAAGCACCCACATAAGGAGTTTCATTCTGGTATCGCCCGAGAGATAGTTGACGCTGCGACCCAGCAGGTTATCACCTCCAACCCGCAGGCAAACATCCAAATCCTTAAAGGTGATAAGGAAGTGGGGAAGAGGATTAGCCAGGAACTTAACCAGCGGTGGATACCCATATTCCTGAGGCAAACACCTAACCCAACTAAAGAGCACGTGAAAGGGGCGGTGTCCAGAGGCGAGGCTTATTATAAGATAATCCATAATGAGGGCTGGGCAAAGTGTCCTGAATGTAATGGTAAGGGGAAGATAGGACGGAGTAAGTGTAAGTATTGTAAAGGAGAGGGTTCGGTTGATGCTGACAAGAGAATGGGTCTCCCAGTTAGACTCATTGTCCCTGAACCTATGGTGGTTTACGGCTCTCCTCAGGAAGATGACTACGGCAGACCCGATTGTGTTATTGAGGTATACGAAAGGCAATTAAAAGAACTAATCCCGCTATACCCTAAACTTGTGTCTATCACAGATAAACAAGTAAAGTGGCTAGAATACACCACCAAGGAAGTTCATTACTGCTCGGCAAACGGTATCCCAATAACAGCAGGGGTAGAACCTAATATATATCCATTCGTCAATTACACAAGAAGTTATGGCGGCTTTGGGGAACGTGCTCCTGACGGCGATTTAGCCAGCCTCATTGTCGGAGATGTGCGCTTTGCCAGGGATATGATTATGGAAGAGGCTATGCTCCGTTCGGACATAGCCTCTATTCTACACATATTTGCCCACCAGCCTGTATTTATCAAGGTCTACGGGGAAGAGTTTAAGATAACGGAAGAGAAATTAAGGAACTCTCTTTCTATGGGGGCATACGATGTGAATGTTCTGGATGGTCTTCCTCCAGGAACAGAGGTTGATTTAATGGAACGCATCCTCCCCTCAAAGGAGATGTTCCAGAGGCTACACGATTTACACTCAGAGATATTGCGGAAGTATCCCTTAATCTCCGCAGCGTTCCCAATGATGGCAAGTGGGCGGAGTAAAGAACAAACTGCTACAATGGGGAGGCGTAGATACGAGTCGGTTGTAGAGGGGACACAAAACGCCCTCGCTACGACTCTTGAGATGGGGCTGGAAATCTGTAACACAATCCCCGACTGGAAACCCGCCAAGATAAACAAGGGTGATTTAGATACCGACTACCAGATAGATATTAAGCTCAAAGCACCCGACCCGATAGAGGAAGATAGGATGTCCTCGCAAGGCGAGAAGCTATGGAGTCGTGGTGAGGGGTCAATCTCCCTCAAGACCAACCTTATGAAATACCAAGGGATGACTGAAGAAGAAGCTGACTATGAAACAGCACGGCGAATTGTAGAGAAACTAACGATGAGTGACCAAGCGGGAATGGTTTATGCCGCTCTATTCGCTGAGGAAGCTGGGTTAGAAGGTTATCTTGAGCAGATGCAAGGGCAGGAACAGCCAACACAACAGCCCTCATACGCTCAAAATAGGTCAGTTCAAGGAGAAGTTAAGACAGAACGTGGTCGTGCGGAACCTGAACTTTCAGGGGAGTCTAAAGGTATAAGGAACCCGCCAGATATGGGGGTAGGATATTGAAAAAGAATGTAGGCGACTACTATATAGATGAGATGCTGGGGATACGAAGAGATGTGAAAGGACAACTTCGTAAGGAATGGCGAGGGACCAAACCATTACGGATGGAACCCTTTAGAGAACAGGATACGCCCGAATATAAGGAACGTGAGAAACTGAACAAGATACTTAGAGGAGGCGGATAATGGCAGAGCCAAATAGAAATGAACTGAATTTATTTAAGAACTGGTTATTGTCCACTGGGACTTCTCAGGACTGGGTGCTTTCTTTGGGGGTAGCCAATTACCAGAAAACTGCTATGTATAGAAAATGGGTTGGGGCGGGACAACCTAGCCAGGAACGTTCGTTCAAACTGTCTACTGGCGAACCTGCTCCAATGGGCGGTGCGGCAGCACCGTTTACCCCCCCGCCATCGCAAAGACAATTAGCTGAACCTTATGCGTTTGGGGAGCAACCTACTTACGCCCCACCCGCCGCTGGTGTAGCAGGGGTAGTTCCTGAAGTCCCACAAATGACTGATGTTGAAACGTATCTCACTTGGTATCAACGACAGTTTGAGACTGCCCGTGATAAAGAAACTAATGAGAGGTCTTATTCGCCAGAGCAGATAGAAGACATCGTGGCAGATGAGGCGGGCAAGGTGTCTGCTGATGGGTTAGAAAACGCATCTTACTACTTGGAATGGCGGACTGAACTGGCTGAAAGGAAACAGTTGAAGGGGATGTTAACTCCATCTTCGTCCAAGGTAGTTTCCGAGAGTGGTTATGATTTTTTAATTAGTTATGATGATAAGGGGTCAGAGATAGACCGCCAATCACTAGGCAAAACTGAAGTTTTAGGTATGACTGACTTTCAGAAAGAACAGGTTGCACTGGAGCAGCAACAGTTAATACAGAGCGGCGACTACCAAGATGCACAATTAAGACTGGGCGAGTTAAAGTATGCGGCTGAACTAGCGGCTTTAGGTGATGTAGGTTGGATACAGAGGTGGTATGCCGAGCAAGCACAGCGGGCACAACAGCCCACTCAATATGATAAGACTGGGTTTAGAAACCCCTATGCGGCTTACTTGAAAACATACCAGCCTCAAAAATTAAATGAACTTGTGGCGAGGGGGTTTGCGCCTAGAGAAATGATAGAAGAACCCCTGGCTACATTTGAGGAACCATATCGTAGCCCTGAAGATTATACCTACGGAGAGTCTCCAGAATACTTTACAGGGGAAACCACCGAAGGGGCACCCCAATGGCTTACTCCAGGGGCAGCGCAGGGTGTTCCACAGGGTATCCCTCGCCTAGGGCAGATGACTGAGCCTGCCCCACAAGGGGAGATACCCCCATTTGACCCAGATGAGTTTAGGACAAAGACCCCAAGAAGAGGGACACAACCACAAGTAAGTGCTCCACCTACCCCTGCGTGGCTACCTCAATTCGCACCTTGGCTTTCCGAAGGGCAAGAAATAACACAAGGGCAGTTACCTACTCCCAGCGGGCAACAGTGGGCAGGAACTTCGCCATCTGAAAGAGCAGGGTTGGAAGGTTTTACCCGATGGAACCAAGGTAGAAGCTATGAGGATATAGAAGCCGAAAGATTACGGATGCAACCCAAGACACCCCTAGGGGCATACGCTCGTAGGTGGTCAGCAGCGAGGCAGCGATAGGATGGTAGACTGGATACCCAAGACCGACAACCTCTGGGCACAGGTAGAGAAAGAGGAGGAAAGACTTGCCCCGCCAAAGGCTGACCTAGGGAGGTTTGCCTATCTTCTTGATAGACCAAAGGCGAAGCGTAAAATCCCTTGGTGGGAGAAGCCTCAAGAGTATTACTCACGCCCAGCGGCAGCTAATATAATGATGCCAATATGGGCACAGTTACATCCCGAAGACCCTGGTGCCCAACTTTGGCAAGAACATCAAAGGGAAACATTGGGGGCAGAGGGTATCGGCGGAGTCCCTGAATATCTAGGAGGCTTTCTCCCTGGGGGAAAAGCAAGAGAAGCCTACGATATAGCGGAGATGCCTAAGTATGTTCGTGGTGCGGCAGAGATTGGGGTTGAATTACCAATATGGGCGGCTATGCCTGGGGCTGGTGTTTTACGTGGTGGTAGTTTAGCTGCTAAAGCGGCTGGCGTAGCTAAAGGTGCCTCGGCTGCTAAGATAGCGGCTGGGTTAGCCAAGCCTGCTATAACCAAGGGTGCGTTGGCAGCTAGGGGAGCAAGGGCTGTCCTGAAGCCTCTCGCGCTAATTGAAACTGCCCCCGTGAAACTAATTCAGAAGTTTACGCAGAAACGCCCTATTACATCTCTAAGGCTTGTGGGTAAATTATGGGATAAATCCACAGCAGATGATAGAGTGGCTTTGGGTAAACTCGCTGGGATAGATGATTTAACGGGCGGTATGTGGAAAGGTCTGAATAAAGAGAATCAAAAGGCAGTAGCCAGTATACTAAAACAGCCTTATGAGATAGTTAATTTGAGTTCCAAAGACAAGGCTATCCAGCCAGCGATAAGAAAGACTATCAAGTTTATGGATGAGTGGCAGGTAGTTAGAAAAAAGACTGATATACTTACAACCTTTGCGAAAGGCAAGCGGTTGGTTAAAGCCGATAAAGCTAGGGTGAGAGCCTTAAAAGCAGGGGCATCTGAAAGTGAAGCCTCCGCAGCGTGGGGGAGGGCGATGGAGGGAGCTTACCCGTATGAAAAATTTATCGCCCCAGATACGATACCAACGCCAGCGGAGATAAATAAGTTACAACAGGTAGCACGCAAACTCTCTGCTGATAGCTTTGATAGAGAGGTTACGGTTAGGGCATTAAAGGACTTGTTCAGTTCAGGTGTTACAAGAGGGACAAGAGACTTTGAGTTAAAAGCATTGCGCAGGGTATTTGGTAGCGACTTCGTAAATGCTATAAAGCCATTAGGGAAGAACCGCAAACTGTGGAATACCTTTTTGGATGTAGCTAACTTCCCCCGTGCTTTACTTGCATCCTTTGACCTTTCGGCAACATTAAGGCAGAACCTTTTTGAACTTCTGGCTCATCCTAAGAAGTTCCCAGGAATGGTTAAGAATCAGGTGGGGGCTGTGATAAGCCAAAAGGCAGCTACGCAAAACCGTGCTATGTATTTAGCTAGAGAGGGTATGAAAGAAACAGATGACATCGCAAGGAACGCTGGGATTAGATTAGGTCACGAAGAGTTCTTGCCCCCGATGATTGGGGCACCAGAAGCCGTTGGGTATAAGGCGCAGGAGGAGTTTATGTCTCGCTTCGCCCAAAAGGCTTGGGGGATAAAACATTCTGGTAGAGGCTTTGTTGATGCGACCACGAATATGTATACTAACAGCGTCTCGGAGTTCTGGAAGACTTTTAAGAATGTTGCGACAGAAAAGGATGTTGTGGAGTTCTTAAAGTTAGCGGGTAACTCAATAGGGCGTGGTAGTTTGGGACACTTCAAGTTTGCCTCGCCAATCCTCAATGCCACCTTATTCGCCCCACGCTATACTTCGTCATTGTTTAGACTCCCATCCTTTTTGTTTAGCCACTCACCAATAGTGCGCAAAGAAGCTGCGAAACGATTAGCTCGTCTTATGATATTTGGCATCAATACCTTGCGGTTAGCGCAGATGGCAGGGGCAGAGGTTGGAACAAACCCTCTATCGTCTGACTTCGGCAAGATAAAAGTCGGCAAGGTGAGGTTTGATTACTGGAGAGGCTATTCCCAGTTAGCAAGGTTTATGTCCCAGTTAGCTCTGGCGAGGCGTAAATCCACATCGGGTAAGATGTATGAAACTACTCGCCAACAGGTCATTGAGCGATTCTTCCAGTCTAAGTTTTCCCCAGGTATGGGAATCCTATGGGATTTGCTCGTAGGTAAGACATATATGGGCGAGGAAGTCCTACCTAAAGAAAAGGAAAAACAGTTGGAGCAATTACGGAATAGATTAGCCCCACTAACAATTCAGGACTTCGTTGAGGCTTTAGAAGAAGAGGGTCTCCCAATGGCGGTAGCAGCAGGAACGGCAGCGACATTTGGGGTTGGTGTCCAGACATATACGACAAGACCAAAGCCAGGACAAATTGGTGGTGGAATAGGTCAAGGTGGGATAGGCGGGGGCTTGAAATAAAGTGTGCTATAATTAGATAGGTGAAGAAAGAACTTTAACAAACGAATAAGTTTAATAAGGGGGGCGCGGAACTTCTGTAGAGGTTGAGTCCCCCTTTACTTTTATGGAATGAGCCGTGCCCCGAAAAGAAAGGAAAAATAATGGAAGAAGTAAAAGGGACTGTTGAAGCGGAGGAGAATCAGGAAGTAGTTGATACTCCACCTCCAGTGCAGACCCCAGAAGAGCAAATGGAAGCACTTAAAACCCAAGCCACGGAAGCCAACGAAAGAGCCAAGATAGCTGAGGCAACAGCAGAGGAAAAGACAAAGGGATTTAAGAGTATTCAGAGACAGCTTGAGGAAAGTAAAAGAGCAGGTGTTCAATCATCTTCTCAAGGTATGGCGAATGCCTTAAAGTCCACCATAAGTGTGGTAGAGAGCCAACTGGCAGGTGGGGATGAAGTCACCCCCGCTACAAGAGCTAAGATGGCTGAGGCAAAACGCCAACTGGCAGATATTGAGACACAGGCACAATACGAAAAGCAGGAGTCTATTACCAATGGAGTGGTAACAGCCCTGCGAGGCGAGTTAGAGGATGCTGGAGTAGACCCAGACGACAGTCAATGTGACGGCATCTGGGACGCTGTGAAAATCGCAAAGATGGACAACGGCAACTTTGACTCAGCCAAAAATAGAGCAGCCCGTGTAATCAAAAACGCCAAACCTAAAGAGGAGACGAAAGAAGTGAAACCCGAAGTAAAACCAGTAGAAGAGGAGCTTCCAGAAGACGACCCTAGAGTCCAAAAGGCTATGAGGAAGGCTCTGGAAAACAAAGGCTTGCTCAAGAATACAGACGGCTCACCGTCTGCGTCAAGTAGCCCCGATGATGAGTTTCTAGCGAAGTTCAACACAGGGGAGCTTGACTCACCCGAAGATATGAAGAGGGCACAAGAGATACTAAACAAATTGAAATAAGGAGAAAGATAAATGGCAAGTGGAAGCACAACCACTGATGCGCTTGCTGATAGTTTACCAACGTTAATAGCTTCAGCAAGAATTATCAGGGAACAAGAGGGCGTTATGCCCCAGCTGGTAGAGAACCAGAAGCTAGGGGAGGGTATTGGACTAACTTGGAATGAGGTTGCAATGGCGCAGCTTACCGCCTCGGCAATTACCGAGACAACCGAGTTAGATAACCCTCAGCAAATAAGTGATACTTTATTCAGTATCACTCCTACGAGTATCGGCATACAAACTCGTGTAACTGACAGAGTAGCGGCTCGCATCTCAAAGAACGCCTATGCCAAGATTGGCTCATTAGCACAGAACGCAATTCAGCGTAAAAAGGACGATGATGGGCTTACTGTTCTGGATGGTTTTAGCACTTCGCATCCAGGCTCAGGTAGTTCAACTTTAACTACTGGGCATATTGCGGCAGCGATGGCGATAATCCAGGGCAACGCTACTGAACCAGGCAACCCACCCTTTAGATGCGTCCTCCATCCTTATCAGATTAAGGATATAGAGGACGAAATCAAAGGCGGTGTTGGCTCTTACAATATTGACGAGGGTATGACCGCACGAGTATTCACGGACGGATACCTAGGAAAGATTGCAGGGGCGCAACTTTTTGCTGATGGTAATATCAGCATAGCAAGCAACGAAGCGAAGGGTGGAGTCTTTGCGCAGGAAGCGATTGTTCTTGTTCAGGGTAGAGCACCTAGAGCCGTTGCAGTAAGGAAAGAACATATTGGGGCTGGTGCTACGGATATATTTGTCTATGACGAGTATGCCTACGGCGAGAGACTGGACACCTGGGGTGTTGAGATTTACAGTGATGCAACTGCCCCGACAAGCTAACGCCTCCCAAGAGTTAGGGTTGCGTAATAACTAACAAGGAGAATATAAATTGGCTACAGATAGTGGATTTGGAAAAGTAAAACTTTTTGACGACTTCTTAGGAGATGTGATTGCAGACCAATACTCGGTTGGTGCCGAAACTGGTGGTTCTGGTGGGTCAGCGGCGATAACTGCTGCGGTCAATGGTGTGTTGCGGATAACCTGTGACGACCAGACGGACGGTGACAGGATTGCTTTGACTTACCAGTTGAACTGGCAGGCATCTGACGGTGGGATGATTATGGAGGCACGGGTATCTAATGTCTCTGCTATCACCAAAAGAACGGTCTTTGTCGGGTTTACCGATGTCTTGGCTTCCTCAACTACGGTAGAGACACCGATTGAGATGTCGGGGACTACGTTGACCTCAACTGCCTCTAATGCGGTAGGGTTTATGTATGATACCGCCTCAACCAACGATACTTGGTATGGAGTTGGAGTTAAGGCTGATTCTGATGCGACCCCTGTTGACTCCACGATAGCACCCGTAGCAGGGACTTACCAGACTCTTAGAGTCCAAGTAAGTCCAGACGGACACGCCAGGTTCTTCATCAACGGCAAACTCATAGGCACGGTTGCAGATGCAATCACTACCACAACCGACTGCACCCCCATAATCTCTGTGGAGGCACAGGGAGAGGCTGCAGCAAAGATAGTTGATGTTGACTATCTCTACGTAGAGGGCGGAAGAAACTAACAAAATAGAGGGCTAGGGGGTATGCCTGAAAATACCCCCAGAAAGAAAGGATAAAAAAGAATGAAGAATGTCCTAAAAACCCTACAGGCGGAGAAAGCTGCGATTGAGAAGGATTTTGGAGAGCTTGATAAGCAGCGGCAGGCAGCGATTGCGGAAGTCAATAAGTTGAACACGGGTATCTCGCAGATAGTAGCAGGGCTAACCCAATTACAGGGCAAGTGGGCGGCTGTTGACAAGATGGAAGCTGAATTCAAGGACGAACCAAAACCCAAAAAAGACTAAGAATGAATATCGTAAGAGCGACTGGGTTTGTGCTTGAAGACGACCCTTGCCTGAATCTGGCTGAAGTTAATTTGATGAACCCAGAGGATGGCAAGTGGCATCGGTTTGAGATACTTGTCGTGCTAAGAAACGATGAGTTGGCTGAATACCGAAGAGATATGGGGTTAGCCGAGGACTTTACGGCTAGTCAACTACGAGTTATGGGAGGTGTTGTAGACAATGCCAAAATCTATGTAGAGGAAACGGTTGGCACTTTAAGAGCAGAAGCCGACCAGATGAGGGATAAAACCCCATTAAGCATACGGGAACTAACGAATTGTTAAGGAGGACAGTTTAATGGTTGACAAGCAAATTGAAGAGATGTTGAGGGATGCGGAAAAGGCTGATGAGCCAGGTGAGATGGCAAAGGATAAGGTTATTCATAGGGGGGATGAGACACAACCTGCCCCGATGATAGCGATTATTGAAAGTGCTGGTTACACACGGGTATTTGATACCAAAACGGGTGTGTCCAGTAATATCAATAACAATATGCTACCCGCCGCACTTCGTAAAAAGAGACCTGATGGTTCATATGTTTTTACGATAAAGAGACCAAATGTCCCACCAAGGCAGGGGATTTATAAGTGCTTGCTTCACAAGGAAGACCCCAACAGGAAGCACTACGACCAGCTAGGCTTTGCGGTATGCCCAAAGGGTAATCTAAGTTCACCCTTCCACGTGAGACGGCATATGAAGGCACGGCACAAGGTAGAGTGGGAAGCTATTGAAGAAGAGAGACTTACTCTTGAGAAGCAAGAGGAGCGAGACTTCCAACGAAGTCTTTTAGGTAAGGCTACTAAAGCCCCTCTATATGTCAGTGACAAGGACACGAAGAAAGTTAAATAGTAATTAAATAAGCCAATAGATAAACAACAAAGAATAGGAGGACACGATGGCAAGACCGATATACAGTGCGCCTGTAGGCGAGTTGTCTGGTGAGGAAGTAGCCCTTGCTACTACGATTGCCTACGGCGACATCAAAAGCGTAAGACCGAAGTTTAAGGGAGTGCACATCCACTGCGCTTCAGACTACAAAGTGTTGCATACCCCACGCATTGATAAAGTCCTACTTTGGGACGATAGCGAAAAGAAGTTCAGCGACCAGACTACTGCTGCGGTAGATAGGGATTCGGATACAGAGGTTGAACTTGGGACGATGACCACCTCTGATATTCTCTATGTCGGTGCGGTAGATATATTCCTCGGATTAGCCATAGATATTGGCACGGCAAACTCTAACGCTTCCACAACCCCACCTGACGTGGAATACTGGATGGTGGATGGGTGGAAGGATGTGTCAAGTGATTCGGACGGCACATTGAGTTCTACCACAAGTTTCGCCGCAGACGGATTATACACTTGGACGATACCAACTGACTGGAAACCAACATCGGTAGATGGAAGCGTTCCCCTATACTATGTCCGTTTCAAACCATTAGCGAATTTAAGTGCGGGAACAACCCTTGATGGTCTCACGACAATCAATAAAGGGACTAACTATGCTCGCTTCCCTGCTGGTTCTTCCCAGACATATAATTGGGATGCGGATAAGGTCGGCGGTTTACAATTCCTAGCAGTTTCAGGGACACCTACGGTTTTTGTGAACTGGATAGAGTATAAAGGGTAAGGGGGTAAAAAATGAATGGCGGACAAATAAGTTCAAGCGGAAGTAATACCTTAACCTCTACGGCTGCGATAGATATAAAAGACAATATTCTTTTCACAGTTGGCGATGACGCTGATGGTGTGATGGTTCTTAACTCGGCTGGATTAGCTGCTGATGCGGAACTTACTGGTGTCATTGTTGGCACATCGGATACCCCAGCGGTGGCGGCAAACTCGTTACTAATCGCCAACGCTACCTCTAACGGCGATATTGGTATGTATGTCAATGATGGTGGGCATAGCCGTGGGCTTCTATTTTTAGATGGTTCTGAGGCAACACTTAACTTCCCACTAGGGGCAAACATACTAGGGCAGAATGAACTAAGGTTCTACGAGGGTGTAAACTATGTAGGCTTTGAAGCTCCAGCCTTGGGTGGTAACCAGATATGGGTCTTACCCACAGCGGACAGTTCGGGAACGCAATATCTTGCCTCCAACGGCTCTGGGACTTTATCTTTTGGGACTCCTCCTGGGACTGGGGCAAACACTGCTTTAAGTAACTTATCATCGGTAGCGGTTAACGCATCCATAGATATGAACAACAACACGCTGCTTAATGTCGGTGCTGGTGCCAATGACTGGACGGCAACTGCCCTCAATATGAGCGGTATACTTACCTTGAAGGGTGCGTCTGCTGCCTATGCCGCTATCTACTCATACGCCTATAGCACTACCCCAAGTCAAACTGCTAGCTTACGTCTAATGCGTTCTAACCACGCCACCGTCGGTTCTCACGGTGCGGTTGATTCGGGTGATGTTCTAGGTGATGTTACCTTCGGTGGTTCTGATGGGGACTCTTACGTTCTTAGTAGTATGATTTGTGGTGTCCCTACTGAAACCTGGAACGATACCTCGGCAGGTTCTAAACTAGAGTTCTACACCGTAGACGACACTACGCTCATTCAAGACCTACGGATGACCCTTGAGAATAACGCCCTGCTAACACTAGCGGTTGATGTCGCTTGTGCCGATGCTGACTTTACGGCTGTAGGAGATATGACATTTACCGATGCGTCAGTTATTGCTGCGATTGATGGTGCGTCTACCTCCCTTTTATTCAAAGCAGGCGGTTTAAGCGGGACGACCTTTATCACTTTGAATAGCGCAAGCGGCGGGACTGACGAGTGTGAAATAGAATCCGCAACAATGAAGGGCACCTGGCTTGCAGACGGGACAGTAACAATCCCAGCCGTTACTTTAGGTGGAGCTATTACAGGCAATAGCCAGAATATTTCTGGGATTGGCACATTTGCGGCAACCACAAGCGTAACCACCAATGCCTTCCTAGCAACGGCGACAGCCTCCTATCTACAGGCAACTGGTGGGGCTTCGGGCTATTTTGACTTCAAGGACAACGGTGGAGCCGCAGTCTTCCAACTAAGAACTGGAACCCCATCAATGCTGGTTATCAAAGATACCCAATCCTTTGCTACTGGTAACGTAGATGATGATTATTTCACCATAGATGCTATAGACAATGACGGTGCTACTGGTGCTTACCTGGAAGTTGGTAGAGTGGTCTCGGCTAATGACCCCTACTTCTCAATGGGCGGTTCACAGGAGTTTAAGTTCTACAATAGCGGATACTTAGATGCTACGGGGACTATAGGGATTAGGTCAAGTAACGAATTAAGATTTTACGATAATGGTAATTATGTAGGCTTTGAAGCTCCAGCCTTGGGTGGTAACCAGATATGGGTCTTACCCACGGCAGATAGTTCAGGGACGCAGTATCTAACTTCTAATGGCTCAGGGACACTTTCTTGGGGCACACCTGCTGGTTCAGGCGATGTAACGGGTCCAGGCTCATCTACAGATACTGCACTAGCCAAGTGGAACGGTGCGGGTGGGGATACGCTGGCAGATACCAGTATTCTCATAGACGCTTCTAACAATCTAAGCGGTATCAATAATATCATAACCGATGATGCCGCAACTGTAGAAGTAGGGGCGGCTGGAGTAATCAAATCGGGTGCAACTAATACCGATACAATGCTCCTAGCCTCTAACGATACCACATTCATAACCTTTTTAACTGCGGCTACAGATGTTTGCACCGCTGAAGCAATCACGATGAAAGGGACTTGGCTTGCCGATGGGACGGTAACGATGCCAGCCCTGACGCTAGCTGGAGCGATAGCGGGTGGAGACCAAGCATTCACAGGCGTAGGAGATATGACTTTCACGGCTGGAAGTATTCTAACCGCAGGCTCAACCAATGCTGATACCCTTTTATTGAAAGCTGGTGGAGTAGCAGGGACTACCTTTATCACCCTAACTTCCAATGCTACGGACACGATGACCCTTGGTGCTTGGCTTGCTGATGGAGCCATAGACTTCAGCGATGAGAATATGACCAATGTGGACATAGACTCTGGTGCGATAGACGGAGTAACCATTGGTGCGGCGGCTGCTCCTACGGTAACTGATTTAGGAACAGTTACTACTTGTAACATTGATGGTGGGACAATAGGACCAGTTACACTTGACGGCACTATCACGGTAGGCGAGATTGGCATACAGCTAGACAGCACTATAGGGACAGACCAACAGTGGTCTGGTATCACTACGGCTGGGGTTCTTGGCGCAACCGTAGGTCTTGGCGAGATTGTTATGCTTCAGTCTGACGACAAGTGGGACCAGGCACAAGCTGACACGGAGGCTCACGGTTACGGTATGCTGGGGATTTGTTTAGACGGTGGTAACGACACTAACGCTACAACCATCTTACTACAGGGTTTCTACAGAGACGACACCGCCTTTGAGTATGCTAGTAGCGGTCAACCCCTCTACTTATCAGATACCACAGCAGGAGACTTCATAACCACCAAACCCGACACGACCAACGATATAGTAAGAATAATCGGCTACGCTGGATATACCAAAGAAGAAGTCTATTTCAATCCAGATGGTGCCTATGTGACGGTGGCTTGATATGGCTCTTGATAAAATAGCTGATGGTAAGATTCTTGCCGAGCTTCATCGTCAGAATGTTAATCCTGACGATGTGGAACTTATACAAGACTATGCCTCTAGGCGTGTGAACGGCAAAGTAGTAAAGGGGCGTAGTCCGTATGCCAAGTTCTATAAGGATACAAAGTCAGACAAACGATTTATGGTTGTTAGGGGTTTGCCTGGCGTTGACTATGATGGGAACAAGATAATCTCTGAATGGGAGCAGACTGGTAGTTCCCCTGTATCCTTCCAGTCAAGGGTCAATGTCTTTACGGCAATAGTAAACCCAAGTGGTATTCACGTCTCTTGTAAGAGCGACCAGCCCGATGGTAGGAAGAAAAACGATAAGGTTTCCTGGAACCCCCAGTTATTCCTTGACGGCATAGCCCAGATGTGTCTTGACCCTGTAATCCTTGCCACCGACCCACAGAACCCAAACTACCACCAGAATGTCCTTGAGTGGGATTACGGTATCTGTAAAAGACGGCTACGGCTTATAGAGGGTAGGATACGAGAACGCTGGGTGTTTACTTCTAACCCCAACGGAGAAGTTCTCATAACTCATAACCATTCTGGCGGGAAGCTCAAGATGGGGCAGTTCCAGATAAATGATGATGAGGAATTAGTCCCTGCCAGTGCCTTTGGCGAAGCCGAATACCCCCTTGAGGTCTTTGCCAGCCCTGAAACCTTCTACCCTGACCCCCACGAAGAAACCTCAACAGTAGATGGATATGTTCAGCATTTTGAGGCTAATGTGTCTTGGGCAACCATCCAGGGTGGAGCAGGAACAGCAGGTATAGATAATGCGACAGATGGCACAGTAGCTCGCATTAGACCTGGTTCAACAGCTTATTATGACATTGAACGGAGTATATTTCTATTTGACTTATCTGGCATTAGTGGAGCCACAGTATCGGCTACAGTCTTCTCTATTAAAGGCACAGACAAAGATGATGATGAGTCTATAGCTCCCACTATCAATGTCTATTCCTCTGCCCCAGCCTCAAATGTAGCCCTAGAAGCTGGTGATTATAATAGTTTGGGAACTGCTGTCTTTTGTGATACAGCTATAACTTATGCTGGCTACGATACTGCTGATTACAATGACTTTGCTTTTAATGCCGACCCTGGCATCAAAGCAGTCCAGGCTGCTGTTGATGGTGATGGTATCTTAAAACTTGGTCTGAGAGAGGCAACCTATGATGCTACTAATACTGACCCAGAGATAGGTGGGACATCTCCAAGCTACGCACAATTTAAGGGCTACTTCGCAGACCAAGGCGACACAACCAGTGACCCCAAGTTAGTAGTTACTTATACTACAGGTTGGTCTGGCACGGCAATCGGGGTGGCAACCCCTGCGGCAATCAACGGTGTAGTAAAAGCTAATATAAAAGCCTTTATAGGAGTGGAATAATGGCAACAACTACAGCCCTTTCAACAGTATTAGAAAACCTTGGTGAGGCTATTGGCGATGATTTGACCGTAGCGACTACCACGAATATCGCAGGGTCAAGCACCGTTGTCCTTTCCACTAACCTTAATATTTATGATGGCGGGTCAGACCACTATTTTAAGGGCTGGTGGTGCTATATAGACGGGACTGCTAATCCTGCGGCTTATAGAAAAGTATCCGAGTATGCTACTTCAGGAGGGTCGCTAACCTTATCAGGGGCTAACCTGTCGGTTGAAGCTGGGACGATGAACATTACCCTCCATAGATATAACCGAACTAAAAAGGTCAATGCTATAAACCAAGCCATCAACGAGATGTTTCCATCACCCTCAATTGCCATAGATAATATGGACTTGATTACGGGCAATATTTTACCTCCGTTTAACTGGTCAACGACCGCCCTGCTTGATTTATATGACGAGCCTTCAGGGACTCTGTTAAAGAACACCGACAAGACTTATATCTGGAACGGGTCGTCTTCGGCTAAGGTAACGGCAAGCGGGGCTAATGATGTCCTTGTATTAGACTCCGATGTTTACCCCCGACTACTTGACCAGATGGATACCGATGTAGACTTCAAGTGCTGGGTTTACCCAGAGGTGGCTGATGATGCCTTCCTCACGATTTACACATTAGAAAAGGACGGCACGGCACAGACGCTTAATTCCACCACGACCACTTATGCTGCAAAGAAGTGCCTTATAGAATTAGAAGACCAATCTATAAGCGATGATATACAGAAGATAGAGTTGCGGTTGCGTGTCCTTACCGATGCCAAGTATTCATACTTTGATATGCCCCGTCTAATTGGACGGGATGTTTACGAATATCT